CGGTCTTGTTTCCGGGACATCTTTTATCAAGGTATTTTGGGAGAAGCAATTTGGTTTGCGTGAGATATCTTTCCCGCAATTGCAATACGCCCAAATGAAACAGCTTGAGATGGATCCGGATGTTGAGATCATTGGTTTTCAGGAAGGCCAGGACATGGTTGGCTTGCCTGTCTATACCGATGTCAAGGCCACTGTAAAGACGCTTACACAAGACCGGCTGGTGGCGGATAATATTCCGCATTGGGAATTTATAACCACCGCCCAAAGCCGGAACGTAAATGATAACGCGCCAAAGACGCATATCACAGAGGTAACGCTTGATTACCTGAAACGGGTGAGCGAGGCTTTTACCGAGTCTGACGACGAGCCTTATTTCAAGAATTTGGACCGGCTTGAAAGGGATGATGGGGATTCAACCCGTAAGCAGGACTCTGAGCGGACACAATACATGGATCGTGAGGACGATTCTGAAGACATGCCTGACACGGACGGTGGTAAGGGCAAAAAGATAATCAAACTGTCTGAGCATTACACACAGCTTGATGTCAATAATGACGGATATTTGGAAGACTGCACCATCTGGTTTGGGGATGATGTCCTGTTGCGGTATGAAATCAACGATGATGATCTTGTCCCCATTTGTTCGATCAAACCGGTAGTGGATTGTTATAAATCTTTTGGAATTGCCTGGGCCGCGCTGTTGGAAGAAATTCAGAATTTAAAAACGGTCATGATCCGGCGGCTGCTTGACAATTTCGATTTTCAGAATAGTGGAAGGTGGTTTCGCAAACCTGGCGCTGTGGTTGATATTCGGGCCTTACTTGATAATGTCCCAGGCGGGGTGGTGACGGCTGACCCGGATTCATTGGTAAATGTCGCACCACAACCGTTTCATCCGAGTAACCTTACATTTCTTGATTACATCGACAATATCAAGGAGCAAAGAACCGGATCCACAAAATACAACCAGGGCCAGGATTCCGATAGTCTGAACAAGACGGCAACCGGTATTCAGATGATTCAGTCTGCGGCTCAACAGCGGATTGAATTGATAGCACGGGTGTTTGCCGAAACCGGCCTTGTGGATTTTTATCGCAAGTCAGCCTTGCTGTATCAGAAGTACTTGACCAAACCGTTTACCATTTCGGTGAAGGGCCAGCAGGTTCAAGTCACGCCCGAGATGCTTCAGGGTGAGATTTACGCTAAAGTTAATATGGGGGTTGAGGCTCAAGTCGGTGTTGTCGAGTCTCAGAAACTTGAACGGTTGCTTGGGATTTACATGAATCTCAGTGAGCGATTCCCTGGGCTGGTCGGGCCGGAACAGATCCACAATTTTGCCACACGAATTGCAACTTCAATGGGATTTCAGGCGGAGAATTTCGCGGCCCCGATGGAGGCTTTTATGCAATCCATCCAGGGCGCCCAACAGCAATCCCAACAGATGCAACAGATGCAGATGGGCATGCAACAGCAATCCCAACAACTTGAAGTTGCTGATCTGCAAAGCAAGAATGCTATCGACATTGAGAGGGTGAAGCAAAAAGACCGGGATTCTGAAAGGGATGCACAGGTAGCATTGATGGGAATAAAAGCGCAAATGATGAATAGGGGAGGCGGGTTTTGAGCGACGAGAGAACCTTAATCCTTGAACGCGGTAGGGAAGCCAAGATGATATTGGAAACCGCGACCATGAAGGAGTTTTTTGCTCGTTCTGAAAGGTCGTTTTTGGAAAGCATGAGCAATTCGAATATGCCTATGCCGCACGATACTTACATTGCCATCCATGCGGCTTATTTGGAAATGCTTCGCACCAAGGCCAACCTGGACGATCACGTTCAACAGGCCGAGGCGCTTATAATCAAGGAAAGAATGGAAGACCAACGGAAGCCGTCTTTAGCTTCCGTATAACTTTGACAAGCCGGGTGTTGTAAGAAGGTCGGCCAACCAGATTACAACCGCAAGAATAAAACTAAGGGCAAGGTAGTGCTACCTCACTATCTTGCCCTTTTTTTATTGCCCGGCCCTAAACCAAGAAAGGGTTTAACCAATGGCAGAGGGACACGAACAACAGGCGCAAGTTCCTGATGCGTTTGCGTTAAGTGACGATGATTTCCATGCCGCCGTAAGCGATGCTGAAAGCGGGACACAGGACGTTGCTGAACCGAGCGAACAGGAAGACACCGCGCCCGTGGGGGAATCCTCAAAGGAAACACAAGCCGAGCCTGACAACAGTGGTGAGGCAGAGGCACAAGAGGACACGGGCAAGAAGCAGGCGGACGACTTCAAGGTTGACCTTGGGAAACCGCCGAAAACTTACAAAATCACCCATCGTGGGCAACAGGTTGAAGTTCCTGAAAAACAACTCATTTCATTGGCGCAACAAGGTTTTGACTACACGGAAAAAACCAAGGCTTTAGCACCGCATCGGAGATTGATCGATTTCATCCAAAAAGATCCCGAGGCGCAAAAGCTATTGGACCAGCATTTCAGGCGGAAAGCCGGGATGGTGGAGCCGGAAATTAAGCCCTATTCGGGATTTGACGATGATCCTGACGCATGGCTGAAAACAAACATGCAGACCATTCGGGAACAGGTCAAGGCCGAATTGCGCCAACAGACACAGCAACCGCAACAACCGCAACAAGCCGCACTGAAGACGCCAAACCCGGCAGATGTTGTTTTTACATCCCTGAAAGCAAGGGACAAAGACAACTTTGAAAAGGTTTGGCCTGAAGTGGAAAAGGTCATGCCGAATCTTACCTGGCAACAAGTGAGCCATATTCGCATGGATCCCTTGGGCGCAATGTCCCGTCTTTACGACCAAGTAAAGGCAAGGGTAGGCGCGGCGCAAACGGTTGACACACCGACAACGCAGGCGAACGTAATTAAACCATCGTTTCGGTCAAAGTCTGGTGGTGGGCAGAAAGTGACCCAGGGGAAAAACGCCTGGGAGATGAGTCCAAAGGAATTTCAAGCTGAACTTGCGAGGGTCAAGGGATATTAAAAGGAGGGCTATCAAATGGCTCTATTGACCACCACAGGCGATATCGCTGTTAATTTGCAGGGATATTACGATCGCAATTTGCTTGAGAGAGCAACTGCCGCGATCCTGTTCGACAAGTTCGGGCAAATGCGCCCAATGCCGAGCAACAGCGGCACGAAGATCAACTTCCGGCGTTTTGAATCCTTGCCGGTAAATACCACCGCGTTAACTGATGGCGTGACACCTACGGGCAAACAGCTATCGGCTACGGACATTAACGCAACCGTGAAACAATATGGTGATTTTGTCACAATCACCGATTGGATTGACATGGTTGGCCTGGACAAGAACCTGCTTGAAATCGGCGGAGAAGTACTCGCGGAGATGGCGGCGCTTGCATATGACACTCTTTGCCGGGACGTTTTGGCGGCTGGCACTAATGTCAAATATGAAGGTGCGGCGACAAGCACGGCAACCGTGGACGGCCCTATCCTGGACGCTGATATCAATTATGTTATCCGGCTTCTGGAAGGCAACAACGCCAAGAAGATCCGAGACATCAAGACCGGCTCATCCAAGGTTGGCACATCTCCTATCGCCGCATCTTACATCGCCATTACTCATCCTGATTGCCGGTATGACATTGAAAACCTGACCGGTTTTACTCCGACCCATGAATACGCCAACCAGGACGAATTGTCCAAGGCTGAGGGCGAAGTGGTGGAAATCGGGGCGGTCAAGGGCATTCGTTTCTTGTCTACCACAAACGCGAAAGTGACTGAGGCAGGTGGTGCGGTTGTTGGGGCAACCGGCATGAAGGCTGCGGATTCAACCAACATCGACGTTTACTCCACCATCGTACTTGCCAAAAATGCTTACGGCATGGTTCCTCTTGGCAAGAAAAACATTCAAAACATCGTCAAGAAGATGGGTTCAGCCGGGACAGACGACCCGTTGAACCAGAGGGCCACTAGCGGATACAAATTCGCTACGACTTTCAAGATCCTGAACGATGATTTCCTTTGCCGCATCGAACATGCGGTAACAAGCCTGTAAGGGGGTGTAATCATGGCTAAATATGCAAACGGATATCTTGTTGTCATGGACACCAACGACAGCTTTGTACGCACCGGTTTTTGCCCCGAGAAGGTGAGGATCACTTACCTTGCGGATGGGCAAGACAATCTTTGGGTGCGTATGCTTGGTAACGACGCTTCTTTGTCTCGCGTGGCGGCTGGCGACAGAACCGCAAACACAGACAAGGGCATCAAGTTGGTGCAGTTCACTGATGAACCTTTAAACATTTCTGCTGATCCTTCGGCGGTTGACCCGGGCGAGTTCTACAAGGCTAACGGCTTTCAGATCACTTCTGATGTGGCATTCCTGGCGGATGACACAATCATCTTTTGGGAAGCCTGGGGGATGGATGACGTATGGGTCAAATGCACCCACGACGACACCACCAGTAGCAACACTTTTGCCGGTGACGCTTCGTACTGCTTCAAGGAGATCGGCGTCACGCCTGGGAACTGGATTGTCTACAACCAGACCAACGGCAATTACGCTTATGTGAAATCAATCGCGAAGAAGACTGCGAACGCCACAAAGTACAGCCGGATTTACACGGCAACCGATAGGGAAGGCACCGCGACCACTGCGGCTGATTTCGATACCAGCGATGTGTTTTTTGTGTTTCCGGTATCTTCAGCTTGGTGGCCTTTGTCAGATATTGGATTGATGACCTAAACCATTAACGGGGGCTTCGGCCCCCATTCTTAAAATGAGGTATAAAAAATGGATAACGACAATGTTACCCAGGCAGCGCCGGTAAAAAGCCGAAGCAAGAAAGATCCGCTTGACGACATGGTTAAGGTACGGATGTTTCACTTGGATGAGCCGGAAAACAAAGATTTACCGATATCTTTGACCGTCAATGTGCCCGACGAAAAAGGCAAAG